GTGCTGGCAGACGTACAGCGGCGCCGGGCGGCTGATCGCGCCAGAGATGAGGCGATCGCAAAAAGTGGAATCATGTTTTCCCGTAGCATCGCCAGCCCATTTGGGAAGCTGACTTGCGTTGCGAAAACCAAACTTGATGAGATCACTTTCGAGAGGTTTCTTCAGTATTGCGCAGCTCACAGAACAGATGTGGCAACTGTGTTGCGGGACCGGATTTACTACGTTCTCTACCAGAAGTCTTGCCAGCAAATGCTCGCTGAGCGCATTAGGGAGGCGGACGTGGTTTTCACCCCTGTAATGGCAGAGAGGAAGGGGGACTGAAGAGCAGTTTCCTTGTCCCGCATAGCCTGAGGTTCCAAACATGGCTGCCAGCGTAGCCCCGATCCTGTTGTTGATCGAGGGCCTTTTGGGGACCCCGAATCCAACGAGGCGAATACCAAGCCCTGACTCCACCGCCCCCTTTCTGGGGGACGGCTCAAAACTGAGCCATGCGCAACCGATGCCCCGTAGGTTTTCGCCGAAGACGAGGAGGGCCCACCATTCCTCCTTGCGCTCCATAGTTATCGTAGCTACAATAACCCTATGGAAGTGACCTACGACCCCGCCAAGCGAGCCAAGACGCTCGCCGAACGCGGTCTGGATTTCGCCGATGCTGCCCTCGTATTCGAAGGCGACACCCTGGAGGTCGAGGATGACCGCCGGGATTACGGCGAAGCCCGCATCATCTGCTTTGGCCTGTTGGCCGGGCGCATGGTGGCCGTGGGTTACACCCCGCGTGGCGCGGATCGCCATGTCTTCAGCATGAGGAAATGCAATGCACGCGAAATCGAACGCATCGGCCCGCTCCTTGGGCTCTGACCTGGCCAAGGTGGACGCCCACCGAGTGGGGGCGGCCGAGTACGACGAACTGCCGGAGCTGACCGACGACATGCTGGCGCGGGCTACCGTGAAAAGGGGCGGCCGTCCAAAGTCGGATACGCCGAAGGTGCTGCTGTCGGTGCGGTACAGCCCGGAGGTCGTGGAGTATTTCCGTGGCACGGGCGACGGCTGGCAGTCCCGCATGGATGGCGTCCTGCGGGAGTACGTGGCGCAGCACTCGCGGTGATGCGCAACCGTGGTGGACATCGCCATGGTTGCCATCACGCCACCTCTTTCGGCCAGCGCTTCAACCGCTTCAGCGTACGGCTGATGGGCAGCACGCGGTACACCGCCAGGACGCCACCGATGTTGCGCAGCACGATGTAATCCAGACCGCCAGCCGTGGCTGGCCCGCTGAGATCTGCCGCCGGCTGCTGGGCGCCCGGCAAGCGACCGGTGTGGAGTTTGATCGCCCGTTGGGTGAGGTAATTGGTCATCACACTGCCCGCCCTGCCAGCCGCTCCATCAGCGGGCGTTCGCGGTACTCGCCGAACGCTCCCCCGAAGAAGTCGTTCGCACCATCGTGAATGATTCGTTCCAGCTTTGAGTTGGTGGTCATCTCACGCATAAATGCCATGGTGTGGCACCACTTCAGCGGTTGCATCTCCAGGCTCGTCCAATCTTCTTTGCGCGTGCTCGCAGAGTTCTCCAGGTCCAGCACGCAGATCAGTCGGTGACTCTTTTCGCCGTACTTCCGCACCAGGTCGGTGTCCCGATCGGCTGGGTTGGTGTTGATCGCATCGAAGATCTGTTCGCGTGTCGCCTTTTGGTCAAGGGCGTCACACAACGGGAAAAGGTACTGCCCGATTTCAATCTCAGCTGAGCGGAGCATCAGCTGTCGTTCGTCGAGATTTGCCAGTTCCGCCATCGCCTCTGCCTTCATGGAACCGTCGGCGGCGTTGTCGCGGCGGCGCTCGAAGTGAGCCCGTGACTGGTCAGTCGCTTCCAGTCCCTTGATGATCCGGCGCGCCGAGTGGCGCAGGTACACGAGCTGCTTGATGAGCTGGTCAGCAGTCTCTGAGCCTGTAATTTCGAGAGTCATGCGACTCTCCAGTCCGGAGCGGGCGATTCCACATACCCGGCATTGCCTTGAGTCTGGGGGGGCGCTATCTCCGACTCGAACTGCGCCAAGCGCGCCTTGAAGCTGTCCGCGCTTTCCTCACCAGCACGCATGTTGAATTTGAGGTACTGGCGAACGGCGGCCTTCTCAAGGACCGTCAGATCGGTAGCCTTGACCAATTCGATGTGGTCACCGCGGATCACGGGATAGCCGTCCTCGTCGTCAGCCACTGTCAGCCCAATGCCCATCAGGTCTTCACGGCCGGGCACGACGGGATGGTAGAGCGCGTCAAGGTTGTCGATAGTGGTGCTGAGGGCGCCCAGAAAGTCCGCAGCGTCTTTGGTCTCCGCCTTGATGTTGTCGTTGTTCCAATCGGCAGCCACGACGAGCGCAGCCGATGCAATAGCGACAAGGATGTGGTGAGGCGCTGTGGTGAGGTCCAAGGCGCTGATGCCGGAATGGCTCGCTTGGGTGAGGATGATCGGCTTCGAGGTGGCCTTGTCGGCCGGGTTGGGTGTGGGCATGCTTGCTCCAAGTAGTGGTGGGAGGGAAAGGGTTACAGGCGTTGGCGCGCGCGGCGCTCGACGTCAGCGCGGCGCTCCAGATGCTGGTGGCGCTTATCTATTCGGCGGTCGCGCAGCAGCACCCCGGCAGCCCAGCGCAATGAGGCGCCCAGGCCAGCGCCAGCACGCCGGCGCAGGCCGATCAATCGGATGAAGGAGGCCACGTAGTTCATGCCCACCTCCACACGGCGCGCAGCGCCTGGGCGATGGCGGGCTACCGGCATTGCAGACTCACGCAAGGCGACCCGAGTTCGGGGCCTACGAGAAGGGGGTGAGCTTCGAGCGAATGGCCGGCGTCGCCCTTCTCCTGGGCATCGCACCAATCGGCAAGCTGCCGGGCCTGGATAGCCCAGTTCTGGGCCATGGCTGCTGCGTGGCGCAGGCCGCAAGCTGCGACGGGCCACCGGCGGGAATCGATCGCGTTTTTTGCTAGGCCGCAGCGGCGGCTGTGCTGTTCAGGGGCCGCTTCGAGCAAGGCAGCAGTCTGTACGTGGTCCATGGCGTTGGCTGAGTTGTTTATGGCTAGCCAATTGTGACTAATTCCGGCTCATTGTCAAGCCATATGTGGCTTGTTCTGCGCAAAAAAAAGCCCAGCTGATTCCGGGCGGTGGGGGGTAAATCAGTCAAATTTCTCGACTTTGGCAACCACCACGCCTAGAAGGCGGTCGTCCACGTCCATTGTCGCCATGCGCTGAGGCAAGCTAGGATTGAGTTGCAGCAGCAGCCACTTGCCTTCTTCACGAAGCAACTGGCGGAACGCGGCCTCTTCGCCATTGGCCAGATGAACGATCACCAGGGCGCGGTGGTGCGCCTGGCGCGCTTGGTCCACGAATATCCTATCGCCCTCGCGAAACGAGAGAGGACCCGTTGGGTCGAACATACCGAGTCCCTTCACATCCAACGCATACAGGCGGTTGCCGGCAGGGACTGGACACAGAACCCACTCTTTGACGTCGGTGGGTGACCATTTTCCCGCAGCTTGCCTCCAGTCGATCAGTGGCACAAGTCCTTTGCTGCGAGGGTCAAATGTGCTGCTGCCGGTGCGTTTGAGGCCAATCTGACTTTCACTCTTAGCGAAAGCCGAGAAGGTCTCGTGTGGCAAGTAGAGCTCATAAAGGTCGACGCCGAACTCTTTTGCAATGCTCAGGGTGGCCTCTACCGACGGGTTCACCTCGCCTCTCAAGATCCGGCCAACCGTGCTTTGAGACACGCCAGTTCTCTTCGCAACTTGCATCTGGCTGTTGAGCCCAGGCGTCAGCGTCATCAGAAGCTGAAGGTTCTTGCCGAGGTCGAGGTTCGCCAGTGATTTAGGTTTGACCATGCGTAGATATTGCCATTAATGACTAGCCATAAGAGGTTGTGCATCAAGCCATAAATGGGTATATTGAGGGATCTGGAGATCCCGATGAAAAGCACAGAACCAATTCTCGTGGGCGTCTTGCGCGAGCTGACACGCACCCGCGGCCGATGGGCCGAGGTGGCGAAGAGCAGTGGCGTTCCGTACCACACGTTGGTCAAAATTGCCCAAGGCGCCGTAACGGACCCTCGGATCAGCACTGTCCAAATGCTGGTCGATTACTTCGCTGGTCAGAACGCTGCGGGTGGCGCTCTGGCTCGGGAGCCCACCCATGCCTGAGCCCATCGTCCCCCTCGAGGCCATCCAGCGCAGCGCCCATGCCGCTGCCGCAGCCGGCCAATGTCCGCACACCGCATGCCCTTGGCCGCCCGGATCCGCGGCGGCCCAAACCTTCCACCAGCAGTTTCAGGCCGAGCAAGTGCAGCAGTCCGCCGCGCGCCGGCGCCAGGAGGTTCCCTATGTCCACCTTTGAATCTACATGGCGGATGGTGGGGCGCTGCGCATATTCCCCAGAGTTAAAGCGGCCCGCGCCCGGAGTTCCACCAGGTACTCCGGGTCGATGTGCTTCGGCGCACCCTGGCTCAAATTTTCGATGGCTTGCTGGAATCGCTGCAGCACTTGTTCTCGTTGCGGCAGTACGGCGATCAACTCCTGCAGGAGAGTGTGAGTGATCTGCCAATTGCAACTCAGGACGCGCAATTCGTCGTGCAGCTTTTCGTCGGTCATGTCCGCCCCTTCCGCTGATTGTCGTGTGAGAACTCCATCGTATGCCCGGGAGAGGGCGGGCACCCTTGTCCATCACAGCTCTCCCCGCTGCCAGCGCGGCATGTGCTTCAGCTCATCTCGGTCGATCAGCTTTGTTCGCGACACCTGGCCATGCAGCATCAGTTCGCCGCTTTGCCAAGCCATTTCCACTTTGGACGTGCTCAAGACGCGGGTGCGCAAGCCAGTGGTTGGGTCGATGTTCGTGGACAGCGCTGTACGGGTGCTGCTGTGGAAGGGGATGGTCGTGGCGTTCATGTTTGTTGCCCTGTTGCGGTGTGATTCAACGAGGGAGCAATCGTCCTTTTTTGGGCCTGAAAAGGCACCCCTTCCAACCCATAACTTTTATGGAGGCCTAGATGAAACTCTTCTATGACGACGAGTTCGATGCCATAGCCACGGCGATAGGCAACAGCGGCAAGCCTTTTAAGGACGTGGCTTCCCACATATTCCCGGACATGAAGGTGGAGAGCGCCTACGCCCGGCTGAAAGCCTGCTGCAACCCGACTGGGGACCAGCGGCTGACGTTCGGTCAGGTGCTGCGCCTGATGGCGTTCTGCGAGTGCTACGACCCGCTGTATCACGCCTGCGATGACACCCTACACGCCCGGCCAGACCGTAAGGCGCCCGAGGACGAGGTGGTGAAGCTGGTTGAGGTGATGAACTCCGCTGCCCAGACCATGGAGCGCGCGATGCGGGCGATGGAGCAGCTCAAGGCCCGTGGCGGCATTCGGGCGGTGGCCTAAATGAACCCCGGCAAATGCAGCGCCTATCTGATCGACCCAGAAGCCGGTCTCGTTTCCGGGCTTCGCGGAAAACCCATCACTGGGGTGCGTGGACTGCGCAGTGCATGCGGCGAGAAGAACGGGCGCGCTACCGGAAAAGCACGTCAGCGGCACCAGAGGAGTCCCGCCGCATGACTGTCCCAACCTGGCAAGACCTCCGCGATGCCGGTCACGTCCTGCTCGATCGGTCTGAGCATGGCTTGGCTATCTATCCCACCACCTATGGAAATGTGGTCATCGCTGTGCGAGGGGAGGGCGGGGCACTGCACCATGTGCCGATCCAGCTGTCCGAATTTGATGCTGTCGCAACCGCTCTTGCCGAGTCTGAGGCCCGCGCAGCCGTGGCTCAGAAGGTGTTGCACGAGCAGGAATCTGCGTTTGCAGCGCATCACCTGATCCAACGCGCGAAAGGGGCCGCATGACCCACCACTTCGAGCCCGTGTTGCCGCTGGTGCGCGCTGCCGCCATTGAGCCCGCGGCGTGCTTGCGCGCCGCACTGGCCATGGCGGAGCTGCACGACGCCAACGGCGGAGTGCTGAAGGCGTCCATGGCCTCGTTGGCAGCCCTCGCTGGACTTTCGACGCCGAGGGTGCGCAAACACGTGCATGCGCTTATCACGCTCGGCGTGCTGGAAGTGACGGCCAATGCCCACGGCGGCGCCCCCGGGGCGGTACCGCACTATCGGTTCAACGTTGCTCGGCTGCGCGCACTCTGTCAGCAACCCGGCAGCACGCCGGATATGTTCAGCACCCCAGTTGTTCAGCGCAGATCCTTCTATGCCTTCGACGAGGGAGACACTCTGGTTGAGATGGCGGTTGAAGTCCGTGGCCGGCCTGGTAAGCGCCAAGTGCGGTTTGTGCGCCCGACTCCACAGGGCGATATCCCCTATGGAATGACCTATTTGCGGGCGCTGCTTCTGCCGCCATTTGCGAAGGGTGCTTGGACAGGATGGCTCAACCCGCAGGACGGGGCGCCTGCCTGGGCTGACGATGTTTACACCAATCCAGAGGCCGTGGAGTGCTTGCGGCAATGGGCCCAGGCAGCCGCGCTGGGCCGGACAGAAAGCGTGGTTGAAGCATGAGTTTCCCTGCAATTGCCTGGGCATTGAAACAACCTGTAGGCCGCGCATCTGCCAAGTTCTTGTTGGTGGCCATGGCCGACTGCGTGAACGCAGAGAGCGTGGAAATGCTGTGCTTTCCATCGATTGCTTATTTGTCAAAGGTCACCGATATGGACCCTAAGTCCGTGAAGGCGAACCTGCTGAAGTTGCGCGAGTTAGGGTTTATCGAGGACTCCGGCGAACGCAAAGGGCAGACAGGTCGGGTCGTCACTTACCGCCTGAAATCGCCTGACGACATAGCTCCTGCGACTGCAAGCGAGGCTCCTCAATTGGCCCAAATTTCCCTGGTAATGAGCCCAAATTTCCCTGATCCGTCCGTCAATGAAATGAGTCCAAATTTCCCTGGTAATGAGCCCAAATTTCCCGATCAATCGGCCCAAATTTCCCCGGTAATGAGCCCAAATTTGGGCCACGGAACCAGTAAAGAACCAGTAAAGGAACCAGTAAAGGAACCAGTAAAGCGCGCGAAGGTGTTCTTCAACGCTGAGCAGATCGACTTGCCGGAATGGTTACCTCGAGAAGCCTGGGCGATGTGGACGAAGGACAGGTCGGACAGGAAAAAACCCATCACGCAGGCCGGAGCGATGTTGCAGTTGAAAGACCTGGAGAAATATCGAGCCCAAGGTCACGACCCCGTGGCGGTAATTGAGCACTCCATTTCGCGTGGTTGGCAGGGCTTATTTCCTCCAAAGCAGGAGCACGCAACAGGCGGGGTAGGTCGCAAACCGTCATCGCACTCTGGTTTCGACAAGATCAACTACAGCGAAGGAATTGACGAAAATGGCTACATCATCGGCTGACTGGCTTGACGACACCGACGACGATCTGGACCCTCGCCATGCGCCTGTGGAACCTGTGGCGGTGGGGCGCACGGAGCAATGCCAGGAACACGGCGAGTTTCTTTCCAAGCCTGTGTATCCGGGGTCGCGCATGATGACCAAGTGCCCCACCTGCACGCAAGCTGCAGCTGATCGGTTCGCGGCGGAGGAAGCAAAGCGCAAGGCCGAAGCCGAAGAGGCACGGCAGAACGATCTGCTTCGCCGGAGGCTTGCCCAGAGTGGCCTGAAGGGCCGCATGCTGGCGTCAACGTTCGCCAGCTTCGAATGCGCCGGGAAAGCGCAGCAAGAGGTGCTGGCTCAGTGCCGCGGTTTCGCCGCCGGCCTGAACCCTGAAGCTGGAGGCGGGCTGTGGCTGATCGGGCAACCTGGCACGGGCAAGACGCACCTCGGCAGCGCCATGGTTCAGCACGTGATCCGCGAGCGCCGCATGTGGGCGTGCGTTCTCAGCGCCCGGGAAATCATCACCATGCAGCGCGCGAGCTGGGGCAAGAAGCCGGTCGCCAGCAATCCCTGGGACAGCTGGGAGCCGCAGACGACAGAGGAGGTCGTGGAGCACCTGGGCAGCGTCGCGCTGCTGGTGCTGGACGAGGTGGGAAACAGCTTCAACACAGAGGCCGAGCAAGTGCAGCTGTTCGACGTGATCGACCTCCGCTACAAACTCTGCCGTCCCACGGTGGTGATCTCAAACCTCCCCGCGCAGGAGTTGAAAAAAGCCCTTGGCGACCGCTGCTACGACCGCTTGCGGGAGGGCGCCAGAGTGCTGCAGTGCACTTGGCCGAGCGCCAGGAACGTCAACCGCGCGCCGCAGACCTGATCCAGCATTTTGAGGAGACCTACCCATGACCGAAGCCGTGATGCCCGATCCCGTGGTGCAGATGGACCGCCCCAAGCAAAAGGCCGAGCAGCTGCTACAGACCTCGCAGGTCATCTGGGACGCCATTCTCGAGATGTATTCGCAGCAGCAGACCATCACAAGAGGCCGGCTGGCCCAGATCACGGGCTACAAGCTGACGATCGTGGACGACCATACCGGCCGGATGGTGGACAACGGGAAGCTGCGGCGGGTTGCCAGCGGGGTCTTCGAGCCCGAACTGGAAATGCCGGAGCCGCGCGCCGTCACGGTGACGCATCTGCACAGCGGCCTGTCGAAAATAGAAATCGGTGACGTCTGCCTGGAGCTGTGGCCCAGGGAGCGGCGCCTGCTGGCCAGTCTGCTGGTGGGCGACGCCGTGCAGTACAGCAACATCCAGGCCGGCCACGACGCCAACTTCGTGATGACGACCATCTACGAGGAGCTGAAGAAGCTCAAGCGGGATCTGGGAGGCTGAGATGGTGCAACGCTATCGATGGACCAAAGCTCGACTAGCTTTGCCAGAAGCGGCGGAGGACATTGTCCGCCTGGGGACGATGCCAGACGCGCATCTTGCAAAACTTTGGGGCGTCTCACGGGAGTGCGTGCGCGCGCTACGCCGGCGTTGCGGCATTCCGGTGTTCAGGGCGCCCGAGATTTGGACCGCAGAGACCCGGGCCTTTCTCGGCACGATGCCCGATGCCCAACTCGCTCGCATCTTGGGCGTGACGGGCTGGCGGGTGAAGGATGCAAGGGACAGAGCAGGCATACCGGTCTTTGGTGCGTATTGGAGTGCCGATTGGATCGCCTTGCTGGGTACGGCGCCTGACACTGAAGTTGCCGCCCTGATCGGAAAGAGTCCAGGGGCTGTGTGCAACGCACGGAACTATCGCGGCATACCACCGTTTCGCAAGCGCGATTTGTGGACGGCCGAGGAAGTCGCCCAACTCGGCACGGCTTCGGATGCTGAGATCGGCCGGCGGTTGGGGAAAAGCAAGAACCAAGTAAACCATGCGCGTACGAAACGCGGGATTCCAGGGTTCCGGGAGAAGAAGATCTTCACACCAGAGCAGATCGCCCGACTTGGACAGAAACCGGATGGCAAGCTGGCGGCGGAGTGGGGAAGAACCACTGCATCGGTGGTTGCTGTACGTGCACTCATGGGGATCGCCGCGTTCCAGACTCAGAAACACTGGACGCCGGAAGAACTGGCGTTGTTGGGGACCATGTCGGATGCCAAGCTGGCCAAGCGAGTGGGCCGATCCCCGGAGGCCGTGAAAGCAGCACGGTACGCCCGCGGGATCAGGAGGACCGGCTCCGCACCCCATCCGCACCTGGACGATATCAAGCGCGAGTACCTGACCACCAACCACACGGCGAAAGAGATCGCCTCCAAGTACGGTGTGAAGCCAGGCTTCGTGAGCAGGCGAGCGAGTGAGCGGGGATGGGTGCGGCCGTTGGGAGCCCCCTTGTAGGGTTTCCATCCTGGAGGCATCCACGGAATCATTCCGTGGACATGGAAACCGGCAACCGCAAGAACCCCAGCACAGCACCGAGCACCAAGGCCGGCAGCACGCCTGCGCCCGGTAAGGCGATCAACTGGGCGGGCGTGAAGAAGGCCTTTTGCGGCAGCCACCAGTCGACCCGGGAGATAGGCAGGACGTTCGGGCTCTCGCACACCATGGTGGCCAAGCATGCTGCGGCCAAAGGCTGGGTGCGGCCTGCCAAGGAGGAGAAGGTCAAGCCAGAGCCGAAGCCACGAGCACGGGCTGCCCGAGCACCTGCAGCTGCTCCTGCGCCCGTGGTGGCCGAAGGACTGGAGCCTCGCCAGCAGCGCTTCGTCGATGAGTATCTGATTGACCTGAACGGCACCCAGGCAGCTATCCGGGCCGGGTACAGCGCCGACAGCGCGCGGCAGATCGCTGCGGAGAACCTGTCAAAGCCGAACATCCAAGCAGCTGTTGCGGCTGGCCAAGCCGTCCTGCAGGACCGCACCCAGGTGACGGCAGCCCGGGTGGTGCGCGAAATCGCCTTGATCGCCTTCGCCGACCCCCGCGAACTGGTCGAGACCAAGGTTGGCTGCTGCCGGCATTGCTGGGGCACGGACTTCAAGCGCCAGCGCACCCAGTTCCAGCGCGACGCCGACTTCGAGCAGTGGCGCAAGAAGGCCAAGGAGGGCGAAGCGTTCGACGAGGAGGGCGGCACCGGCTTCAATCCCCACCTGCCGCCCAATCCCGACTGCATCGAGTGCTGCGGGGACGGCCACTCGCGGGACGTCATCAAGGACACCCGCTACCTGAGTCCGGCCGCAGCGGCGCTGTACGCAGGCGTGCGACGCACCAAGGATGGCATGCAGGTCCTCACCCAGGACAAAGGCGCCGCCCTGGACCGGCTGGGCAAGATCTTGGGCGTCTACGAGAAGGACAACACCCAGAAGAACGACCCACTGGCGCTGCGCAACCTGAGCGATACCGAGCGTGCCGTGCGCATGTCCGCCATCCTCCAGGGCAACCCGGCGTTGGTGGCTCTGTTCGCGCAGATGACTGCCGGAGGCGCACCGCAATGAAGCTGGCTGTGCCCACCACCGAGCAGATCCTGTCGGCATTCAAGGGCATGGCGCCGGAAATGCGCGCGGCCTTGGACTCTTTCCTCATGGTGGCTGCACCGGCCATCTGGGTCCCGCAGGCCGGGCCTCAGTCGGCGGCGTACCACTCGCCCGCAGACATCCTGTTCTACGGTGGCAGCGCGGGCGGCGGCAAGAGCTCGCTGCTGCTGGGCCTGAGCCTGACCGAACAGGAGCACAGCATCATCTTCCGCCGCGAGGCCGTGCAGCTGATCGGCCTGGAAGAGGACATGACCAAGATCCTCGGCTCGCGCGCCGGCTACAACGGCCAGGATCACCTCTGGCGCCTGCCTGGCAAGAAGGTGCTGGAGCTGGGCAGCGTGAAGGACCCCGACGACTGGATGAAGTACCAGGGACGCCCGCACGACTTCAAAGGCTTCGACGAGATCACCCACTTCACCGAGCTGCAGTTCCGCACGCTGATCGGCTGGATGCGGACGGACAACCCCAGCGTGCGCCAGCGCGTGGTGGCTGCTGGCAATCCGCCCACCACGGCCGAAGGGGAGTGGGTCAAGCGCTATTGGGCCGCCTGGCTGGACCCCCAGCATCCGAACCCGGCCAAGCCGGGCGAACTGCGCTGGTACGTGACGAACGAGCGCGGCGAGGACCAGGAGGTTCCGGACAGCACGCCGTTCCTGGTGGGCAACGAGCTGATGCAGCCCAAGAGCCGCACCTTCATCCCCAGCTCGGTGGACGACAATCTGTTTCTGACCACCACTGGGTACAAGGCCACGCTACAGGCCCTGCCCGAGCCCCTGCGCTCGCAGATGCTGCGGGGCGACTTCAATGCTGGTGCGTCCGATCCAGTGTGGCAGTTGATCCCCACCGAGTGGGTCAAGGCTGCCCAAGCCCGCTGGAAGGACCGCGACGCAAAGGGGCCCATGACTGCCATCGGCTTCGACCCTTCGCGTGGTGGCCAGGACAAGTCGTCGGCCGCCCGCCGCCACGGCCAGTGGTTCGACAAGATCGTGACCGTACCTGGTGCTGTGACGAAAGATGGCCCAGCTGCTGCTGGCTTCATCGCCCCGTTGATCCGTGACGGCGCGGTGG